AAAAAAAAAAAAAAAAAAAATAAAAATAAAATATAAGTATATTTTATTAATGACTTTAAAAAAGATTGGTTACTACATTGTAAAAGGAAAATGCGTTAAAGTATATGTAATAAAAAAAAGAAATCGTGCTGGAAGATTAGTTACTAAAAAAGTTAACTACAAAGGCAAAGCACTTAAAAAAGGAACTAAAGTTTATAAAACAAAAGCAGCATGCGTCAAATCTCTAAAAAGAAAAATGAATAAAGGAAAATCGTCTCGTTCAAAAAGGAAAACACCTGCAAAAAAATCTCGCTCACGTTCAAGGCATTATAGATTTGGTCAAACGTCTTCGTGTGCATATGCACTTCCATACTTTGGAAACATGGTACCAAGTATAAGTAAAACCTGGTCAGGAACACAAGATACCGGTATTTCAAGTTCGTTATGGAAATGGCCAGCACCACCTAGTGCGAAAGCAATTGATATGCAACAAGGTGGATGGATGAAAGTAAAAAATTTTATGGAACGTTAAATTAAAAATACCGGTCTATAACTTCTTTTTGTTCATCAGTTAATGAGTTTGGATATTTAATTTTAAATTTTAAGTATAACTTACCATATGTATTATATTCTTCATCATATATGCCTTCATCATTTATACAATGAATAGTACTAGGTTTAATTATTGAATCAGAATTAATTGTTAAAAGTCTACTGTCTAAATGTTCAAATCCTTTAATGAATCCTAATAATGATTCTTTGAAAGATATATCAAAATTAACATACAAGTTTTTATTTTTAATTTTGAATCTAGAATGATTTAATAAATTAAAAGATAAAATTAAATCACCATTTTCTCCTTTATAAAGTGGTAATCCTTTACCTTTAATTGTCATCTTATTATTATAATCAAAACCTTTTGGAATAGTAATTTCAATAGTATCTGTAGACGGTAAATATAAATTTAACATACCCGAACCCTTACAATATTCACACTTACCGATTGTTTGCATAACAATAGGACCAATTTGTTGAACAGTTGGTATTTTACCTTTACCTTGGCAATTATCACATGTATTGCATTTGTTATTGATAACTTGTGTGTCATAAGAAATAATAAATATATTACCAATGTAAACATCTTCTAAAGTTAAATTTATAAGTTTTAGTATATCTTTTCCTTTATGAGTTTTTTTATTACTATTTATCATATTTTCAATTATATTATCTAAATTACTTGGCATACCATTACCATTTATACCGACCATACCTGAAAGTTCTCCTAGTCCGCCAAGACCACTTAATCCGCCAAGACCACTTAGTCCTCCGAGTCCTCCGAGTCCTCCTATTTCATTAAATATATTACTAAAAATATTTTCAATATCAATTTCATTTTCATTTGCGTTAGGATTAGTAATTTTAGAATATGCTTCTGTAATTTGTTTAAATTTTTCAGTTGCTTCAGGCGAAGAATTTTTATCAGGATGCCATTTCATTGCTAATTTTTTATATGCTTTTTTAACTTCGTCAATTGACGCAGTTGAGTCTAAACCCAATATTTCATAATTATTCATTAATTATTTTAATTAATTTATATTATTTATATACTTAAATAAACTTAAATAAACTTAAATATACTTAAATATACTTAAATAAACTTAAATAAACTTAAATAAACTTAAATAAACTTAAATAAGTTTTTAATAATTAGTTATCTAAGTTTATTTAAAAATATTATTTAAATTTACAATTTAACAAACAAATGGTTAATTTAACTATTGGTGGTGGTAATTTTAAAGGAATATCATATGTTGGAGCATTAGAATATTTATATCAAAATAAAATGATAAATAAAATTGAAAATTTTTATGGTAGTTCTGTTGGAACTATTATAGGAATTTTTTATATAATTGGATATACTCCATTTGAAATTTTTAATATTTTATTAAATTTAAATTTACAAGATTGTTGGGATTTTAGTTTTAATAATTTAGAATATAGTTTCTCGTTAATATCAGATACATTTTTCAAAAAAATTAAACAAGTATTTGAGAAAATGGAAAATAGTAATATAACATTTATAGAATTTTATAATAAGTATAATGTTAAATTGAATTTATTTGCAACATCATTAACACAAAGGAAAAATGTGTGTTTTAACATAGAAACACATCCAAATACAAATGTTTTTATGGTATTACAAGCATCATGTAGTATTCCTTTAATTTTTCCACCTGTTAATATTAATGATGAATACTATATTGATGGGTGCATGAAATGTATCGATGGTATATCAAAAAACATAATATTAAATGATGAAAATATTCATTTTGTAATTAAAGGTGATTATTCATTTAAAAAAATTAGTTCATTTATAGAATATATTTCTGAAGTAATTAGTTGTACATTGCAAAATGAAGAAAACTTTAATACTGATTATACTATATCAATTAAAACAAGTGAAGAGTATGCAACTAAGTATAATTTTAATGATATAAAATTTAATGATAAAATTAAATTATATTATTTAGGATTATCACAAGCAAAATTTACATTATGTGATAAAGTAAGTATCATTTTATTAAAATTAAATGAACAAATATTGAATAATCAGGAAAAAATTATTAAAGAAAAAAATGAAATAAAACAAGATACAGAAAAAGTTAAAACAGAGACACAAGAAATAAAACAAGATACACAAGAAATAAAACAAGATACAGAAAAAGTTAAAACAGAGACACAAGAAATAAAACAAGATACAGAAAAAGTTAAAACAGAGACAAATGAAGAGACAAATGAAGAGACAAATGAAGAGACAAAAAAAGTATCAGAAAAAAATGACGCATTTACACAAACAGATGATTAATTACTTTAAATTTTTATAATAACTAAGTCTATTTTTAGAAAAATCTAATTGTGTAATTTCTTTAATAGTTTTCTTTAGTTGTTTTTCACGCTTTATCTCATCTTTATCATATAACAATCTAATACTTCTCTCTTTTTTATGTTGACTGACTGAACCATATGATTCTTTTAGTTTTGTTCTAATATCAGAAGTAATACTTAATGAAACAAAACTTTTACTATTAAAATTATCATTATATTCTTTGTAATCAAATTCAGATATATTATAATTTTCAGATTTTGTTATATTTTCTAAATTTTTCTTAAAAGATAATTCTTTGTCATGTTGAAATGAATAATAGTCTTCATTTCTAGAGTATTCAGAAATGATAATATATTTAATATTATACTCTTCACATTTTTCAATGACTAGTCTAGTTTGAGTGTTATATTCAACCTGATTTGTAAAAATTAACCATACATCGCATATTTTTAAAAGATTATAGATTGTTTTAGATAAATTATCTGAATAATGTCTTATAACTGTTAAGTAATTATTTGAAGCACAATTATTAAATATTTCTAGTGTTTTTCCGTACAATGCATTTATTCTATAATGTTCAGAGTTAATTTTTTTAAATTTGTTATGGATAAGTATGTAGTTATCCCATTCAGTGTCACATAAAACACCGATATTTTGCATATCAACTAAAATAATAAAAACTGTGTCAAAATTTTAAATGTTATTATTATTTGTAAAAATTTTAAAAAAATAATATTATTTAATAATATAATGGACTTTATTGGAAAATTAAATGCAAAAAATACATTTGGAATGTTTGAATCTGGAAAAAATAATAACATTGTAAACATTATTTGTGGTGTATTGTTAATTATATTAATTATTGTACTTATTGTATGTTTAGTAAAAAAAGACGATAAATTTTCTAATCAAAAAGAAAATGATGGTGAAGAAACACATATGTATCATGTAGTTAATAGTGGTTGCCCATTTTCTCGTAAAATGTCAGAACTATTAGCACAAAATAATAATATGATTGGTGGAGCAAAAGTTAAAGATATTACAATGGAACATCCATTAACAAAAAAATTTAATGTTTCTGGTACACCTACTATTCTATGTACTAAATCAAATAAATCATCTGTTGGTTTTAAACCATTAGATAAAGTATTAGAAGATTTAAGACCTGATAATAATAAAAATGGCAATAAAGATAATAATTCATCCGGTAAAGATATTTTACTTGTTGGAAGTATGCAGTGTGGATTTTGCAAAAAAGCAAAAGTGCTAATGGAAGAACTAGGATTAGACTATGAATTTGTTGAATCTAATTCACCGCATGGTGTACAACGTATGAAAGATTCAAATGCAAATGGAGTACCATTAATATTACAATTAAGTACTAATAAAACAATTAATGGATTTAATCAAGAAGAAATTCGAAAATTAAAAAATTAAATAAATAAATTATATTTGGTTAATATATCTCGTATTATCATTAAATATTTACCAATTTCATTAATTTTTTAAGAAACAACAACAAACATTAAACAATCTTTACTTAATAAAATTTATTTGTAAATTATATATTATATATGTTCAACTATAATAATAATAAAATAATTGCTATAGGTGATATACATGGCGATTATTATATTTTTATTGAATTACTTAAAATGGCAAAAGTAATAAATTCTGATTTAAAATGGACAGGTAAAGATACATTTGTTATACAATTAGGTGATACTTTAGATGGTAAAAGACCGGGTGTTAATATTGACAGTGAATATTTAAAAACAACAGGTGAAATAGAGATAACAAATTTAATATTAAATTTAGATAAACAAGCAAAAAAACAATATGGAAGAGTAATATCTATATTAGGTAATCATGAACTTTATCCATACTACTATTATAATGATATATCATTTAATGATAAATATGTAAAAACATCAGATCTTGAAAATTATAAAAAATTTTATAAAGTTTCCAGATTTAAATACTACAAACCTGGTTATGGTGAAGGTGCAAAATTATTAGGACAAACTAGACCATTAATAATACAATTAGGAAAATTTATTTTTTGTCATGGATCATTAAGTAAAGAATTTTTACAACTCTGTATAAGTAATAATCTTACAAAAACTAATAATTCAAATTTTGTAGATATAACTAAATTAAATAAAATAGTTTCTGATTGGTTAATTGGAAATACTAAAAAGGTACCGTTTTTTATTAATGTTTCAGATAATATAAATCCATTATTTAATAGAAATTTAACAAATCCAAAATCTTTAAATAAAACTGAATGTATTGATTTAGTAGATTCTGTACTTAAATATTTTAATAATGGAGAATATTTAGTAATGGGTCATTCAACGCATAAAAATATTAATACTTTATGTAATAATAAAGTATATAGAACAGATATTGCGATATCGAGAGCATTTGGGGGAACATTAAGAACAAATATGAAACGATTACAGGTTTTAGAAATAAATCAAAAAAATAATTGCGTAAGAACAAATATTATAACTCCAAAAGGTAAAATAAAAATATTATAAAAAAAAATTATTTAAATGTAAAACTAATTTAAAAATTAAAAAATATTAAATTTAATATATGGATAATTTAGATAATTCAACAAAAAGAAAAAATACAAAAGAACGTGTAAGTAATACTACAAATGATAGTCCATTTGTCACACCCTCATCATCTCCGACAATAGAACCGAATACAGAACAAATAAAAGTTCCAATAATAGATAATAAATTAAATAATTATAAATTACCAGTAAACCATAATGAAAAAGACCAAGAAATTAAAAAAGACGAATCTACATATATGGATATTAGTTTAGATACATTAATTTTAAATTTAAAAATAATATCTAAATTAAAACCTGGTTATAAACTTTCATTAAAAGAAAACGATGGACAACTTAGTGATATATATATTGATACAAGTTATTTTCAGTATATATATAGAATATTTAGTGATAATTCAAGGGATCATACAACAAATTTTTTAGAAATATTAGATAAAGATATAACAAAAAAGATAGAAGAATTAGTTAAAGAAGATAATTATAATGATACTAATATGTTTTTAAATTCAAAAGAGAATATATTATTGAATTTAAGTCATAATTTAAATTTATCATTAGTTGGATTAAATAATTTAATAAATACATATGCAAACGATGAATATACTATTTCTAAATTTGAAATGATAATAAATAATTTTGAATTAAAAATTAGAAAAATAAGTAATATTTTAAAAGTTAATAATTAATAAATGTTATATTTATGATATATTTGAAACAATATTTAATTATTTAATACAAATTAATAATGTTTTAAGTTTTAGAATAATAAATAAAGAATGTAATGATATAATTCCGCGGAGTACATTTATAAATTTCAGTGAATGTAATGTTTGTTATAAAAAATATAATTTAGTAAAACAATTAATTTATAAATATGATTCATTACCACATAAATGTTTAATTCATTGTACTACAAAATTATGTTATTTAACTGTAATTAAAAGATATCTTAATGATATTAAAAATAATAATATATACCCATTTTTTTTTATTAAAAATAAAGATAAGAAAATATTTAAAAACATAAACAAAATATTGACGAATTTTTATATGTGATGATTGTATAATAAATAAACAAAAGTATTTTAGAATAAAAGATATTGATACTTTATATGATTTAAATTTATTTTGTTGGTATCTAGAAAGGAAAAAAATTAAAGAATAAATAAAAAGTAAAATATTTTTTAAAAATTATTAATAAAAATCTAAAAAATAAGGATTTATAGTTTCATTATCAATTGATAATATAGGAACAATTTTATTATCAACAACGATTAAGTTTAATTTACAATCTTTGTTGTGGTAAAGTTTAATTCTTTTAAATGTCTTTTCAATTTCATTAAAGTAATCAAATACTGAATATTTAAATCGTTTAGGCAGCGGTTCAACACATGACATTATTTTATTATTTTTTCTTTTTCCTAACAACATTTAATTATATAATATATATATATGTACAATTTATTTTAAATAAATTTATTTTACATATACCTAAACATTAGTACAATCTACTAATTTTATGTTAACTGTTAATAATGATATAGAATAACAAATGGTACTAGAATAACAAATGGTACTAGAATAACAAATGGTACTATAACAATAAATTACATATTTTAATTATTTAAAGGAATATTATATAGATAAGTATATATATTTATAATAATAATGAGTATTGATCAATATTATAGAGAAAAGGTTAAAACGAATAAAGAACCTTTAAAATTTCAAATAATTTCATGGAATAAATTTGATAAAGAAATTAATGATGATGAATATGATTTAGAGTATAAAATTTATGCATTTGGAGTTACAGATAAAAATAAAAGTATATGTGTTGAAATAAATGAATTTACTCCATATTTTTATGCAAAAATTCCTGACCACTTACAAAAAACATGGAATGATTTTAAAACAGAACAAGTAAGACTTTATATAAAGAATAAGTTATATAAATTTAAAGATTCATTAATTAAAGTTTCAGTTGTTCAAAAGAAAGATTTAGATGGTTTTACAAATGAAGAAAACTTTAATTTCTTAAAAATTATTGTAAAAAATGAGAAAGCATTTACAAAAAGTAAGTATATTTTATGTCCTGGAAATGGGAGACCAAAAGTAGTAATTCCAAACATTAGCGCCAGAGATATAGATTTTAAATTATATGAAGCAAATATTGAACCATTTATTAGATTTTGTCACATACAGAATATCAAACTTAGTGGTTGGTGTGAAATAGAAAAATATAATATTGAAGATAATTCAAGATGTCAAATAGACATATCTTGTAAATGGAAAAATATTAACCCGATAGATATTACAAATCCAGCAAAAATTTATATTTTAAGTTTTGATATTGAGTCATATTCAGAAAGAGGATATAAAGCACAAAAGAATATTTTCCCAGACCCAGAGTTAGAAAATGATATAGTTACTCAAATTGGAAGTACTTTACATATTTATGGAACAAGTATTAAAGTAGAATATTGTTTTACAGTAAATAGTAAAAAAGATGGATATGTAGAAGAACAAGAAAATATAGTTACAGTTGTTTGTGAATCAGAGAAAGATTTATTACAAAGATGGATTAAATTTATTAGAAAATTAGATCCAGATATTATTACTGGTTATAATATTAATAATTTTGACTGGGAATACATATATAAAAGATGTAAATTTTTAGAAATAGAACTTGATTTACAATACCTATCAAGATTACATGATTATCCAGCAAAGTTTGTAACGGAAAAACTTGTAACAAATGCATATGGTGAAAACATATTTAAATATATGAATACTCCAGGACTTTTAAATAGTGATCTTTATACAATAATTAAACGTGAAAAGAAATTAGTAAGTTATAAACTAGATTCTGTGGCAAACGAATATATAGGAGATCAAAAAGATCCAATTAGTCCATTAGATTTATTTAACATGTCACAAGGAACAGCAAAAGAAATCGCAATTATTATTCATTATTGTGTAAAGGATTGTACATTAGTAATTGATTTAATATTAAAATTGTGTATAGTGACAAATAATATTGCAATGGCAAATGTAACATGGGTTCCGATTGAATACATTGAATCAAAAGGGCAACAAATTAAAGTACATAGTCAGTTAGTATATGAAGCAAGATTAAATGATTATTTAGTTCCAACAATTCCTTATAAAAATTCATCAGAAATAGAAGAAGAGGAAAAATTCACAGGGGCAACAGTGCAAGAAGCAGACCCAGGTGCACATTTTGAACAAATTACTGGTTTAGATTTTGCAAGTTTATATCCATCGATTATGATTGCAAATAATTATTCATATGAAACAATAGTAAAAGGTCCCAAATATGATAATATTGATGAAGTAGAATATAAAGATATTATTTGGACAGAAGATGTTGGTACACCAAAAGAAAGAGTAGAAAAGGTAAGATTTGTTCAAAATAAAAAAGGTATATTGCCAATTATGTTAGAGAAATTATGGACAGAACGTAAATCAATTAAAAAAGAAATGAAGAAAGTAAAAGCACAGTTAAAAGAAGCAACAACTGAGGAAGAAAAAACAGCACTTAGTATGCAGTATGATGTACTAGATGGATTTCAGTTAGCGATGAAAGTATCAATGAACAGTATTTATGGATTTACTGGTGCTAGTTTAGGAAGACTGCCAGAAAAACGAATTGCAGCAGCAACAACAGCAGAAGGTCGTAGAATGATTCAAACATGTAAAGAATATGTTGAGACAAATTATGATTGTAAAGTAGTATATGGGGATACGGACTCAATATATGTAAAGTTCTTTACTAAGTTTACGGGGCAAGAACATATGAATGAAATATTTAGAATATCTGAGATAGCAGCAGAAGGGTGTACAAAATTATTCAAAAAACCTATAGAAATGGAATTTGAGAAGGTAATGTGGCCATTTATTTTATTTTCAAAGAAGAGATATGCTTGTGTAATATGGACAAATGAACATAAACATGATTATATTGATTATAAGGGAATTCAAGTTGTGAGAAGAGATAATTGTCCATATGTGAAAGAAAAGTCAATGAAAATATTTGAAAAGATATTATTAGATAGAGATATACCAAAGTCTATTGAAATGGGACGTGAATATTCAAAAAATCTATTAGATGGAAAAGTACCAATTAAAGATTTAGTAATTAGTAAATCTTTAAAAGGATATGGGTCATATGAGTTTGATAAGCAATTAATTTGTAAAGAATGTGATAAAAGATGGTATAGAGAAGTAGAAACTAAAAAGAAATATGCGATACAATATTATGATGAATATGATGAAAAGAAAAATTTAGAATATAATTTAAATAAATTTATGCAAAGAAAGCATTATTGTTTTACATGTAAAGAAGAAACCGAATATAAAACAAACAAAGCAAATATTCCGCATGTAGCATTAGCAAGAAAAATGAAAGAGAGAGATCCATATAATTGTCCACAGGTTGGAGAGAGAGTACCGTATGTATTTAAAAAAGTATCAAATCCAAGAGCATTACAATTTGAACGCGTAGAAGATACACAGTATCTAGTACAAAATTGTATACCTATTGACTTTGATTACTACTTTGAGCATCAATTTAAGTCTGCGATTGAAACTATATTTTATCCAATATTAAAAGAAGAAATGGAAGAAAAAATGTTTAAAGGTATAGTGCCAGAGAAACCACCTAAGAGAAAAAATGTAATAAAAGTTTTAAAGGACTAAATACATTATCAATCTTAATTTTTAGAGACTCCTGGGTATAACTAGTGATATTAGTAATTACATTCTTAAAATTTTCATAATTTATATCAACTGCTAAATAACTTAGTATTATCGTACTTTCAGTTATATTATTACTAATTTTTTTTAAAAAATTAACAAAATATAAAAATATTTAAAAAATATACAAAGTAATTGCTAGATTCATTATGGGTGACTGTTCTATTTGCTGTGAACCATTCAATAAGAGTAACAGATGCAAGATTAATTGCAAAACATGTGATTCGGACCATGTTATTGTATGCCAGTCTTGTGCAAAGCGTTACATTTTAGATAAACCAACAGATCCTTCCTGTATGGTTTGCAATGTAGAATGGGATACAGAATTTTTAAGTAATAATTTCACAAAGGTTTTTGTTAATAAAGAACTTAAAAATCATTGTGAAAACTACTTACTTGAAAAACAACTAGCAATGTTGCCGGAAACTCAGGAATATGCAGAACAGTTAAAACTAATTGAAGGGTTGGAAAAACAAAAAGAGATTGTTTTTATTAAGAAAAAGAACTTAGAAATAGAATTAAGAAAGTTAAATACAACTATAAAACAAATTGATGTTACTGTATCAGAAATTAGACACGGAACATACAATAAAGATAAACCAAAGTCACTATTTATTTACAAGTGTCCTGTAGAAAGTTGCAATGGATTTTTAAATGAAAGATTTGAATGTGGTATATGTGATAATAAAATTTGCAAACATTGTATGGAAATTAAAGACGAAGAACACGAATGTGATGAAGATAAAAAAGAGACAGTTAAATTTCTGCGTCAAGATACTAAACCCTGTCCAAAGTGTGGTGAATTAATTCACAAATTACCCAATGGATGCGATCAAATGTATTGCATTAAATGTCATACGGCATTCTCATGGAGAACAGGACAATTAGAACGTGGAAATATTCACAATCCAGAATATTATCGTTGGATGCGCGAAAATGGAAGATATATTGAAAGAAATCCTCTCGATGTAGCATATGATCCATGTGGAAATCAGATTATTGATTACGCACCTCTTCTTAGAATTTTAAGAAGTTATTTTCCGAATAATACTATTGCTATAACACCCGGATATAGAGGATTTAATAATAATCGTGCAATTAATGATTATCAGCAGACTATAAAAATTGCAAACATGCACAGAATGCTTGGTCATATTAATCATCTAAATATAAGCTATCAAAATGAAAATATATATGAAGAAAGAACTTTAAGAAATATGAGAGCATATTATATTATCAAGAAAATAGATAAAGATGAATTTAAAAAGAAACTACAAATGTTAAAAAAGAAGAATAATAAATCTAAAAAGATGAATGACATATGGAATCTTTTACGATTAGTGTTAATTGAGTATATAGGAAAAATTGCAGAGCAGCATTATGAAAAAGAAGAAGGTGTTGCAGTAATTAATGGAATTATTGAAGAATCAGAAAAAATAAGAAAATATTGTAACAAATCATTTAATAATGTAGGTAAAATATTTAACATGGTATATCCAGGTATCAACACAGAATGGATACAAATAGATAATTGGGAAGTATACTTGAAAGAACAAGCAAAAACACAAACAACTAAATGAGCACTATAATAAAAATAACAAATAATAAAAATATATAACAATGTCTTTAGAGACACAAAAAGGTGCGTAAAAATGGCAACACTTAGAGAACTGGAGGCATTAAAAGCAATTGTAGAAGCTCAAAAGCAAAAAATAAGTGATCTTAAACAAGAAATTTTAGATGTAAAAACTATTGTATCTGAACTTGTTAAAAATTATAAAATAGTAATTAATAAATCATCTTCAAAAGAGAATAATAATGATTTATCAATTATATTTACAAAGTATAAATACTCATTATTAGTAAAGAATAAATATCCTGATAAAAATACCACTTTAAAATGCAAAAATGAATTAAAAGAATTAGATGCAAAATGGTTTAAAAATGAATCAACACAGGGTTGGTTATTTGTTGGTATTTGTAAAGATAGTGATAAGTCACTTGAGGAAGTTAGTCAATTTATAGTAGACAAGTTAAATGATAATAAATATAATTTAGAAATTGAATACGAATAATTTACATAATAAAAATATAGTTAAAATTTTTAACAATAATATTTATAAAAAATTAAAACTACAAAACAATTTAAAGTAAACCGCCCCCCAAAAAGAGAGTGTCCTTCGGGGCACAAAATAGAGCGTAAGGTGTAAATCTGAAATAAGATGCCAACAATGATGTTCAAGATCGAAGAATTTGTGTCTCGAAATGGAATGTCCGAGGAGGTAAAGAGAGAGATGTTAGAGATATTGAATGAGTCATTATTGGAGATAAGTCGTGGAATAATGTTACAGAGTAAAGTGAAGGAAATGAAGGGAAAAGACGAGGAAGAGTCAAATAAAAGATATAAATCAAAGAAAGCAGAAGAATATGCGGAAGAACATGGATTAACATTAGAAGATTTTGATATAAATGAAATATCAAAAAAAGATGTAGAAACGAAAGTGCGTGAAATTACAAAAAATAAAAGAGAAAAAGTAAGTAACAATAGTAACTACAGTAACAATAGTAACAATAGTAACAATAGTAACAATAGAAACAATAGTACAGTAAAAACAACAGAAACCAAATCTCAAGAATCATCCTCTTCAAAAAATAATAAATCCGAAGTAAAAAGAGAAAAAGTAATTTGTTCAGGAATCAACAAAAAAGGAGAAGCATGTAAATCATTAGGTACAATAAAACCAGATTGTGCAAAAAAGAAATATTGTTTCCGTCATGCAGAAGACTTTAGATCATTTGAATGTGATTCAGATTCAAGTGATGATGAAGAAGAATGTACTCCCGAAGAAACCACAAAAACAAATACCGAAAAAGAAGATACTAAAAATAATTCAGATGATGAATTAATTGAAGAAGAATTAAATTAAAAAAAAAATGATAACTTACAAGTTTTCGTATTTTATAAAATCTAAAAAAAAAAATTTTAATACCATTTAGATATTTAGAAAAAAAAAGTTTTTAAAGATTTTCATATATTTTATGAATTAATTATACTAAAAGAGAATAACGTATTTACAAATTTACGTAAATTAGTAAATGTTTTTAATTTAAAATTTTTTGACAGCAGTTTGTGCGAAAATCTTAAAAAACTTTTTAATACCATTTAGAAAGTTTTTAAAGATTTTCATATATTTTATGAATTAATTATACTAAAAGAGAATAACGTATTTACAAATTTACGTAAATTAGTAAATGTTTTAAATTTAAAATTTTTTGACAGCAGTTTGTGCGAAAATCTTAAAAAATTTTTAATACCATTTAGAAAGTTTTTAAAGATTTTCATATATTTTATGAATTAATTATACTAAAAGAGAATAACGTATTTACAAGTTTACGTAAATTAGTAAATGTTTTTAATTTAAAATTTTTTGACAGCAGTTTGTGGCGAAAATATTTTATTCTTGTAACTTACTAGTTTTCTTAAATTTATTTTGGTTTTGGATGGTGAGCACTACCCTTAACTTTGAGTTTTTCGTTTTTAACAAACTTTTTCCCAAGTTCAATGATCTGTTTGTTAGTTGTCTTTGAAAGTAGCTGAACTGTCTCTACATACGCTTCGTCTGAGTTGGGGTAAATGTTAGCAACCATTAATGAAAAAATCCCGTGATCTGGGTAGATATACATGGTGAAGCAATTAGCACCTACAACCGCAAGAATAGGTGTGAGTTGTCCGTAGCCAGAAGCATTATGTGCGTGAACGACTTTGTCGGCATGAGCATGTCCCCAACTATATGGTAGTCCTGGTATTGTGAGCGCACCCTCAAAGAAATCAAGATTAATGAATGTATCCTTAGGGTTTCCAACACCAATCTGCTTCTCATACATAAATTTATTCATAACTGGTAACGATGATGAAACGAATTCATCATCCACATTGATAAGAGGTTCACTGGAGTTTTTCATTTCTCCACGTCTTAAGACAAACTGTGCAAACTCAATTACAAACAGTAACTCTGCCTGTACATTTGACCCCGCATTGTAATACATTTTAGTATCGCTGTTATTCATTCCCGCCCACCGTCCGTTGAATGCGTATAATGGACCGATTGGTGCTCCTTCCCCAGCCATAAGTGCTGCTGGTCTGTATCTTGATTTGATGTCATCTTTCTGGGCGTCAGTAAACGCTGGACGGATAACAACTGGGGGTGACCCAGACGGTACTCCGGGGTCAATCAGTTCATTCATGGATAAATATGCTGACACATTTGTTAAGAGGTCGGTGCTATTGATGATGTCTTTCAATAAGTATTTGTAAAGTATGGCTTCGTAATTATATCCAGAGTCGAATAGCATATTATACGATACATCAGAAATTGGAATGTTATTTACTTTTGCGTATAAATTTTGATGCATATAGTATCCAGCAGCATACATACCGCCACCATATGTTGCTACTCCTGGGTCTGCTAACAGAATAGAAGTTTGGACTGGTTCTGGTGTAAGAGTGGAACACGCCGTAAGTCCGATATCATCTGGGTAGTTTAAGTTATTTCCAGTTTTACCGTACATTAATCCGATTAAATCTGTTGCCTCATCAAGGTTGAATGGAAATCCAGCGATTTCCTGACCGGGAATACGACTCTTCCAATATGTAATGTTTAGAATGGATTGTCCGGTGGTTTGTGAAAATAGATGTGCTGGTGTAACTGTATTTGACGGTTCACGAAGTTCATAATGAATGTTTGTTGTATAATCCCCACTATCAAACCCCCAACTATCAAGTTGTTCCTTTGTGTAGAACTTACCTTTTTTGATATCGTATTCTATCCCATCAGTAGTGACAGTTTTGTCTGTTAATGCTTCCGCAATTGTGTCACCAGCGTTTACTCTTCCAACTGGGATTTCGACAACCTGTGTTGTGTCGGGTGTTCTCTGTAAAACTTTGTAAGTAGTATTTTTAAGGCAAGTAATCGCACTTGGAACGTCGTTTTTTGAAGATACAGCACCACAATGGGCATTCATTTGTAGCGCACCTTTTGTACCTTCTAATTCCTGGTTTAATAATACTCCAACAAATCCACTAAACATTTTTGCTAAAGAGAAAACTGGGAAAATATTATTATCATTAATCGCACCTTTTACAATAGTATCGCTAGGTGATGGTGAATATGCCAACATATCACCTGCTGGGTTACATATCACGTGATCGGTGGAATTCCCTAATACAGTAAATCCGGCATTAAAGACACCTGTTGTAGTAGTTCCGTTTGTTGATTGTACGTCGAGTGTTTTTCTGTCATTCCAGAACTTTACAGTTTTATCGGCAACGTCCTGTAGGTCAGTCATCGTGATACCTACGGGATTCCAATCTAAACCATCTAACTCATCTTGTAATTGAGTTAATGTTTCAAGGGCAGTATTTAAATCACTTTTGACAAGTTTTAATTCATTTTCGACATAATCATCATGTTCCGTGAGAACTTTTAATTCACTTTTGACATGTTTTAATTCATTTTCGACATAATCATCATGTTCCGTGATAACTTTTAATTCACTTTTGACAAGTTTTAATTCATTTTCGACATAATCATCATGTTCCGTGATAACTTTTAATTCACTTTTGACATGTTTTAATTCATTTTCGACATAATCATCATGTTCCGTGATAACTTTTAATTCACTTTTGACATGTTTTAATTCATTTTCGACATCCATAGCTGCATTACGTCCATCAACAATTGCTACATTTAGATCATAACCATTTAGATTTAACTCGTTTACTTTTAATTTATCAATATTCGCATTTTTTAATAAATTACCACTGGACCCGTTCATTTTAATAATATATACATAATATTTATTTTATTATTTATTTTATTATTTTTTTTTAAATTTTATTGAATTTTCATTTATTTTATGGTACTTAAAGAGAATTACCTAATTAGGCAACTTACTAGTTTTCGTATTTCGTAAATCTTTTTGTAAAAGTTTGAAATCTCAAAAAAAATTTATACCCTTCTGATTTTTAGAGAAAAAGTATTTTTAATTTTCATTAATTTTATTGAATTTATGGTACTTAAAGAGAATTGCCTAATTAG